GCCCGGATCAGCTCATCAGGATAGATCCCGTTGGTCCCGTTCAGATCAGGATCCCACTCAGCAAGCAATAAAAGCTCCAGCGCAAATGCTCCAAAGGCTGTCAGAGAACAGCGTTCCCGCACCAGCCCGATCCGTCTCTCCAGATCCGTCATTCCATCACCATTTCTTTCTGCAGCCCTCAAACGCCTTTCTGACTTCCGGACCAGGCTTTTCTTCAAACTCCCGCAGATAAAGGTCTTCATATTCTCTATATACACGGTTTGCGTTTTTATAATCACCAAGTCTTCCGTATGCCGTGATCAGCATCGCTGCGATATCTTCCGAATAGGGGTCCTCATTTCTGAACAATTCCAGATATTCCGCGGCCTCCGCCGTCTCCCCGATTCTCATTTTATAAGAGCCCAGAGATCTCAGACACTGCTGTACAATGCGTCCCATATAAGCCCGGATCCCATAAGTCCACTCTTCTGTACAGAATTCCAGATAAGCACCCCCATAAAGCTCTCTGATATCCGGCATTTTCCAGAGCTCCGTCCAGTTTTCATTCTCCAGTTGTCCCTTTATCGCCATGATTGACGCATAATCTGATTCCGTCTTTCCAACATCCAGATAATACATTCCTTTCCTGCATATGATCAGCTCCGGTATCCCGGTATCCTTCAGATTTTTTCGCAGATACGTCATGGTTGTATAAAAAAGTTTTCTGGCTCTATCTTCCTCAAGTTCCGGCCAAAGACTTCCTATGATCACGTCACGGCTCACCGGAACCCCCTGTTTATTAAATAGAAACGCAAACAGTTCTTTCGTCTTTTTTGTCCGCCACTTCGGTTCTTCACCATGGTACTGGACATGAAAGCTTCCAAAGCTTTTGATCCGGACTTTTCCCGCGCTGGTCTCCTGCTCATCTTCCTCCGTATTTCTGTACTCAAAAATGGTTTTATTTTCTCCCTGCTCCTTCAGATAATCCCGAAACATCCCCGGAAACAGATAACATTTCTCTTTCTGATCATACAGAAGAACTCCCTCTTCCTTTAAGAACTTCAGGTATTCCCCAGCCCACGGGATCCCTAATGTATCTCTCGCTATGTCTCCGTCGATTTTTTCCCACCCGGAGAGGGCTTTTAAAATACTCATTCCTTTTTCCGTAAAACGCTTTGTCAGACAGTTTCTCCCATACTGTCCATAGACCGGATGTCCCTTCAGTCTGCAGAGATCTTCTACCGGAATCCGTTTCTCCCCTGTAGCTTTTCGCGCAAAATGCAAAATATTTTCGCGTCATTTGCAAAAACCTATTTTAAAAACAGAAAAAGGACGTTTTAAAGGGCTGTAAAATACCCTCTAAAACGTCCTTTTCCTACTGCTTTTTCTTCGGCTTTCGGTTTCCATGCTCTTCAACAATCAGATCTTTTCCCGTGATTTTGTGCTGATTCGGTACATATTCAATTAGATCTGAAATATCGCACTCTAATACTTCACAAATCTTGTCAACGTGATCCAGGTTTATACGGGTTACGAATTCGTGATACCATTCGTTGATTGTACTTGGCCGGATTCCAGTGGCTTCTGCAAGATCTTTCTGCGTCCACCTTTTTTCTCCAAGAAGCCGTGATAAATGAATTTTAATCATGATATCCATGCCCCTTTGCTGGTTATTCTAGCACGAGGGCACTCTTTAAAAGTCATTTTGTTATATTATAACGAAATACGTTATTTTTCGTAATTCCTGATTATCAGTTCCTTGAATTCCGAAGTCTTCGTCTTACCCGCCAGGCTGTTATTCCGGCTTATTTCTTCGATATTGTAACCCTTATACAGTTCTCTGACGTAAGCATCATCATTATAAGATAAAATAAAACGGCCTTTGATACCGCTTAAAACGGCTTTTAAACGCTCATGATCCGCTTCAGTGAAGCTTCCCTCATAATATTTTTCCGTCCCATGATAAGGCGGATCAAGATAAAAGAGTGCCCCTGGTCTATCATAAACCCGAATCAGGTTTTCAAAGTCCTTGTTCTCGATTACAACACTCTGAAGCCTCTTTTGAATGAGGGGAAGGTACTCGATAGCATTAGCAAGGTTCTTTTTATTCGTTCCGAAGGTTCTGCGATCTGAACCAAAGCTCACCTTTATAATATGAAAGAACCGCGCCGCTCTCTGGATATCCGTAAGTCCCTGACTGTCAAGCTGGCTCTTGCTGTCAAAGAACTGTTCCCGCGATATAGTCAGCCATTCCAGCTCTCTCTGCAGTTCTCCGCAATGATACTTGATGCACCGATATAAGTTTATCAAGTTGCTGTCGCGGTCGTTGAATACCTCCAGTTCTTTTCCCTGCTCTTTTTCAAAAAGAACCCATCCAGCTCCACCAAAAACTTCCACATACCGTGTAAAGCCTTCTTCTGGAAACCTTTTTACAATCTCTTTTCTCAGTAATTTCTTTCCACCGATCCATGCAATAAAACTATTCATTATGTCCTCCTGATTTCAATTTTAAGGGGCATGAAATCAGGATGCTCCGGGAGCTCGTACTCCCAGAGCCTTCATTTATCTAACGTTTTAAATACGCACTGCTACAGAAGCCCGTGTAAGCTACTCCCTTCACAGTAGTCTTTACATAATACCATGGCTTTCCGTTGTACAGGCTGTAATATCCATAACAGGAGACCGCTGCTCCCTTCGGAATTGTAACCAGAATATCTTTTGTTGTACCGGCTCCCGCTCTCAAATTCAGATTTGCCGTGGTTTTATAGGTTCCACTGATAGATACATCCTTTTTCTGAGCTGCTTCAACTTTTTTATTCTGGCTGCTCTTGGAGCCATTGTCCAGAACAACCACAGTGTGGCCTTTCGTCTTTGTGACCAGGATATCTCCTCGTAACAAATAGTCTGAAGCTTTGCAATACTCATCTTTTTCCAGGATATCAAACTGGCCAGTCTGCCTCAGTGCTGCCACCTCATTCGCTGTGCTGAAACTATTCACATGAATTCCAGCATAAAGCACACAGCAACGTACCAATTCAGAGCAGTCTGTTTCCACGGCTGTATTTACCTTGGAAAGATCGTAATCATATGGCTTCGCTGCAGCCGTTGCCGTTCCTCTGTGGCCCTGGCAATAACCGATATTGTCATTCTGGCAGGCAGCTTCCATGTTTTTAGCGATTGCCTCCCGGACTGCAGGTGCCTTCGCCCTAATAACGATCCAGCCCTTTGAATGCAGATACCAGAGCTGCGTTGACACCTCTCTGCCGGTCTGATCGCCCGCCTTGCCACCATTTACTCCACCATTTTCATTGCTTCTTGCGCTTCCAACTCTTACTCCCATGTTGACTACACCTCCACATCATCCGTTGCTTCAATCACAATTCCTGCATTTTCCTGAATCTTCATCTGTTTTACTGCGGCTTCAATCAGGATCTCTATCTGCGTGTCCGAAAGTGCGATGTTCTTCTCCTGAAGAAGCTCTTTTAAAAACTGCGTAACGATGGCTTTTTTCTCTTTTCCATCAGTGGCTTTCATGGTCTGCTGGGCCATTAAAACCGCTTTATACGCCCACTGAGCCACCAGGTTCAACTTCTCGGAATCAGCCTTGCTTTTTACCCAGGGAAGTACATATCTGGTTAATACCAGCACCGCCACCATCACCAAAATCTTTAAACCTTCAAAGCAAATATCACTCATTCTCCGTTTCCTCCATGCTTTCTTTTTTGTCTGTCTCCCTATCCTCCAGTTCATACTGTCTGGAAAGGTGTCTGTCTTTCGTTGTTTTGATCCAGCCCATTACTCCGCATTCTCCGCCACATACACTAAACACGCAGGTACATAAGGTATCCGGAATTCCTCCCGTTCTTATGTAAATAGCAATCATCACAATCACAAAAACAAGTAAAAATATCGCCAGGATTACGAGGATCACATCCATGGTTTTCCACTTCTCTTTTTGCATGATCTTCCTCCAATTAAAAAGGCACATCGGAAATATCCGATGCACCTGTTTTTACCTTATTATTTCTCTGTGAGCTTCATCCATATAGGGAAGTTCTCGGCAGCCGTATTCAGCTACGTTCATTTCCTGATCGATAGAATCCAGCTTCTCCCGATAATAATTCTTTACTTCTTCAGAAACCTGGTTCATATGTTCCAGATCTGTCACCAGCTCCCGGAGGAGATCTGCCTGCTTGGTTGTCACATCGCAAAGCGTGTCTATAATATGAAGCAGAGTCATGTTTCTTCTCCCTTCCTATCATTCCTGTTTTTCCGCTTCAATAGCCGCTTTCACCTTTTCCCGGAAGGCCGCCGGTACGCTGTCAAGGGTTCTGATTCCAGCTTTAACTAAGGTCACATAAAGTTCTAACATATTACACGCCTCCATTCTCTTTTTCATACAGATCTGCAATGGCCTGCATGATGACTAACTGATTTTTTTCTGTCTCAATAAGTTTCTCATAGATATCTGCCTGAGCGGCCATGGAAGTCAGCATATTTTTATTGCTGTTTTCCTGCTCCAGGGCTGCAAAATATTCTTCTTTTGTAAGAATCCTGTACTCACATGAATAACCCTTATCAGCTTCTCCGTTCCCGTCTTTTCTTTCATACGGAGTGATATTGCGTCTCTGAATGTAAGTACCTTTTCCAAGCTCCTGAAGGGTTTCAGGCTGCTCTCTGCAGAGTTCCTTTTTCCATTCCTGCATGACGATTTACCTCCCTTGTCATCTTTGAAATAATCCGTTTGATTTTACGGACGTTTACCAATTCCTTAATATGTATCAAATACCAGTCATACGTTTCTGAATGTGTGATCCACCCCAGCAACGATACAAAGCCACGGCAAAGCCCCAGCGGAAACCGCTGGCCGTTTTCTTCCTTTTTGTGCAATTTTCGGGCTATGCGCTCTACATGAAGTAAAATGTGCTTTCGGATCAGCACTTTTGAGCGGTAAAACAGCCAACCCATGGCCGACACGCAGCGCCCCGTTTTCTTCCCATTTTTCTTGGTATATTCAAATCGGAACACCTGCCAGTCATTCTTCATGCGTAATCTCATCTTTCCAAGCGCCTGCCGAATATAAAGCAATGCCTGGTGCAGCTTCTTTTTGTTGTCATCAGCCAGCGTATAATTATCCATATACCGGACATGATGTGCGATTTTCAGCTTACATTTAATGTCATAATCCAGTTCCTGGAGCATGAAATTTGCAAGCCATTGAGAAAGGTAGAAACCTAAAGGCATTTCTTTAGGAAAATATGTCATGCAGACATCAATCAGATGCAGAAAAAAGCTGTCTTTAACTCTACGCTCCAATTTTTTCCGAACAATTTTATACTGAATATGGCTATAAAAATGCCGGATATCTGCCTGTGCAAAGTTCCTGATCCCCTTTCCGCTTTCGATCCAACGTCTGATAGCTCGCTGCCCCTTCAGGGAACCCCTTCCAGGAAACGATGAAAAGCTCATCGGATAGCTGCTTCCCGCTATGATCGGTTCCAGGATCATTACTATTACATGCTGAATCCAGAGCTCCACCATAGTCGGTACATAAACAACCCTTGTCTTTCCAAACTCTTTAATAATTACCGGGTTATGCTTTACTGGCTTAAATCGCTTTTGAGGATCAGTCTGCCATCCATCCGGCTTTGTATTCAGGATAATTTCCTGGATTTTCTTAACCCAGGTATCCAGATTTTCCTCTGCCATTTGAAAGTCTTTTCTCTTTGTTTTCCCTTTTCTCATACGTTTAAAAGCCTTTTTAATCACATCTTCCCGGCAGGCCAGCCGATACAGGTATCTATAACTTTTCTTTTTCTTCCAGGGAATCCCGGTCACCTTTTCAATATCGTATTTCAATATACGCATGATCTTCTATCTCCTCGCCGCTTTCGGACATTTCCTGCTACTTGCAGCTCCTGACCGGAACTATTTCCACTCACCAAAACCCATAAGGGCGGATATAACGATGTTTCAATCGTCTGCGGTGTAGGATTACCGGGAACATTTTGGTTGTCGTTCTAAAATTGATAGAAAAAGGACGCGCCGTAGTTCCACCAGGCGTTAGCAGCCACATTGTTCAGTGTGCGGGCCCAGAGGCCGTCATTAAGACCGTCATTGCAATTGCCGAACCGTAGCGAAACCGCCGGAAAGGGTGTTCCGGTAACCCCTAAAATTCGTTTATTCCCTGCAAGGGCATCGGGGGAAATCCCCCGAACCCCCTATTTTCTTTATGGGGGAAGACCCCCATACCCCCTAACAGCAGCTCACGCTGCTGCAGGTGCTGGAAGAAGTAAGGACGCGCCGCAGTGCCACCAGGCGTCAGCAGCCACAGCGTGCAGTGTGCGGGCCCAGAGGCCGTCAGAAAGACCGTCAACGCAAGAGCCGAACCGTCGCGAAACCGCCGTGATTGTGGCGTTTACCCAAGTATGATCACAATAGCCAGTTGCGGAAGTTCCCTCAATTTCCTCTGACGGAATTGCTCCAAAACCTTTGACTACATGCATGGTCGCATTGTAATGGTTTGCTGTCACGTTGCAGCCAGTATCCAGATACCCGTCTCCACTCAGATTGTAGGTATAGTCTGTAGATACCTTAATTCTTCCATTGACTGCGACCATATATGGATCACGCTGCCAAAGCATATAACTGCCCAGAACAGCGCTATGAAAAATCTTATTGAAAGACTTATTATCATCTGATCCATAAAACTGGCCGCCTCCAACTACCTTGTTGATCTGAGTTCCATAATGCTGGGCTTTATCCTCTACATAGCTGGAGCACATTCCGCTTCCAAAAGAACTTTGTGAATCTGTGCTTCGCGTAAGCATTACACAAATATCTGCTAACGTATTTGTAAGCGGGCCGCCGAAGAATAACCCGCTTGCACTCGTTTTCAAAATCGCTGTGTTCTGCTCTGTAGTGCCTATTGCGGTTCCTGATGAATTATCAGAAGAGCTTCCTGAAGCAGTCAGGCAGCTCCACTGACCTGCAATGCTTCTCATCCTTCCGTTTCCATCAATAGAGCCATAGAACATGGGAATGAGCATGTAGTCCCTAACTTTTCCTTTGACATTAAAACCAACCGGCTGGAAATCCGGATCAACCTGCCGCTCGCAGAAGTATACATAACGATCTGAACCGACCTTATATTCCTTTTTGTAGATCTTCTTAATGACCGCCATGGCATTTCCTGCAAAATTTGCATTTGATACATCTGAAGCTGTTCCGTCTGCTTTCTTCGTATAATCATCCGGATTCAGATAATATTTGATTTCTCCATCCCACCCACACATAACCGGCACATTCGCTTTTAACCAGCTCCAATCCGCCCAGGAGCCATAATCCATGGCATGAGTAGCCATATTCATGGACATAGGCTTAAAATCCTTGTTAGCACCCAAGTATTCTACACGGGTAGCTGGGTTCAGATCTGATGCTTCGTGAATAACCATTCCATAGATTGGTGCGTCAGTAGGGATCAGGTTCCGGATCAGCTTCTCTGTCTGCTCCTTCACTTCCAAAAGGGTTTCCTGCTCCGCAATAAAAACCTTATTTTCCGTCATTTTTTCCCTCATTTCCAGCATAATATAACACGATGCGTCATATTTTTGCTTATTTTGTTATTTTATAACGTATCCCGTTATCATATAACGCAATCCGTTATTCTCCAGTATCATCAGCTTCTTCCGAAGGAAGCTGGACATAGTAAAGATGACCATTTTCCATTCCCAGGCGGATCTTCGCTCCGTTTTTGTCATCCTCATAAATCTTGGCATCCACCTGCAGTGCCTTGTCATTTTCAAGCAGCTGCTGATAGCGTTCATTGAACCTGTCTGCATGTCCAGGTGTGGATGTCGTAAGAGCCTCCATCTGGAGGTTTAATGTTGGATTGTCCTTAATCGGTAAGTTAGCCATTGTGTTCCTCCCTTAAAATGTATCCTTAATCCAGAAGGTCATCGCAAGATCCGCATCCTTGCCTTTAGCCGAAAACCGCTTAATATTAACGATATCACCATTGGCATCATACAAGCCGATCTCACTGATCTCTTTGCCCGCCAGCTCCTCTTCGGTCAGCGTACATTCATACTTGCATTCCGTATCGCTGACCATTGTATAGCTGTCATACTTCTTTCTGAGA